GGAAGAGTCTCAGGTCGTCCCGATGATATCTGCTCGACCTTCTGATAGACCGCGCCTTGTATGTCGTAGCCCCAATACTCGACCCAGCTTCTCCATCCGTAGCCAGGATCATATATGTCGTCGAAGTCTTTGACGCATTTAAGGTCAACTATCCGTTTGCCATTGAATACGTCCATCTTTATCTTCCAGTCGACACCGAAAAGTTTGGCGGTACGGATGACCTGTTTCTCGCCTGATAAGAAGTTCATCATCAGCGGATCTAATTTGACTCGGTCTATGATGTCATTAGCGTGCTGGAACTTGGCCAACAGTTCGCCGTTCTTCTTGAACATCTTATCTCCGTTCATAGCCATAAATGGAGTAATCTCGCCCGAGAAGAATGCATCCACATACGAGCCGATCAGAAGCGAATCGGTCACCTCTCGCTGGTATTCTCTTTTGACTTCAGCTAACCCGCAAGCCTCACACTTCAGGAACGACTTGAACTGGCTTACTGACCAGTATTCCCGCATCGCTTCAGGGCTGAAGTAGTTGTCATTAGTTATTTCAATCATTTTCTTTTAATCTCCGTTAATTCTTCTAAGTCTTCAGCTTCTCTTTTTCTCCTGTCGTAGTTGCCTTCAAATTCCATCAAATAGCCCATTGACCTAAGTAGTTCGCTTATTTCCTTGATGCCTGGCTTATGTATGCCAAGCCTTTGAAAGTCCTTATCTTGCTTCCCAGTGTCATATATAAATTTGAATGGGGTTAGTTTCCCGTGTGTGTCCTTATGTTGCTGAGCACCCGCGTCATCTTGAGCAAAATGCTCCATAGATGTCCACATCATCATCCAATGACCTTGACGCGCTCGACCGTGAGAGCAAGGATCTGAGCAGAACTTAATAGCATCCTCGCGCTTTAATATCCATATATTGCCCTGATTCCCGCCCGAGCGAGTTACAAGATATATGAGGCAATAATCCTCTAAGTTTATTGGTTTCGGCTCTGAAATTGTCGTTTTTGGCTCTTCTACAGGTTGGAAAAAGCTAAGCTGTTCAGTCACCGCGGGCCTCCTTATTCAGCTCATAGGCAATCTGCTCTGCCTCTTCGGGTTCTGTAAACAATCCACCGTGTTCAAGTCTACAAACTTCGTACTTGCATCCATAAGGTGATTCCTCGCTTCTCCTTATAACTACCTTCCATTTGCCATACTTGCTCATCCCTTCTCCTCCTGTTCCTTCATCTTCTTACAGCAGTCCCAGCACAGACCCGCTCCGTACTTGGCTCTTGACATAGTTAATATCTTGTTAACCGTGAACTCTCCGTGTGCGGTTATCGGTTTCCCGCATCCCTCACAGATGGCTTCTTCCTCTCTCGGCGGGTACGGTCTGATACGGAGTGCATCGGTTGTGCCACCGAACGCCGTAACCCTTTCCGAATAGATCCCGATACGAACTCCCTTCCAGTTCTCGACCTTGGTTGACCCGCAGACCTCTCCGATCCGCTTGGCGTTGGTCGTATTCAGGATCATCGGCTTGTAGTCGCGTTCCCTGAAGTGTAGTGTCAGCTTCTTCTGTTTACCTCTGTCGTTCTGTACGTCGTTCTGTTCCGCGTGGTCTATGGTCAGAACTAAATCCTCCCCGTCTGGGACGTCCCACGACCCGAGATAGTTTTTGTCCATATACTTGCGGAAGTCTCCTGTTAACTCTTTACTCATCATCTTCCTCCTTCTCTGGAATTTCTGGATATATTGCTACGCTGACATCGTCGCTCTCTGCCCTGTTGAGGTTGAGCAGAATAGCATCGGTCAGGTATTCGGCGTCTCTGATATCGGTATATGTGAATACCATCTTGTGATATGATCCTACTGTGGCTTGTACCTTATAGATTACCTTTGGCTTGTCCATCTCTTACCTCCTGAATAACTCTGCTATGTCCAGCATCTGTTCTTTATCTGCTACGAAACTCTGCGGGATGATTCTGCTATCATCGATATCACCCATGAGCAGGACCCTCGCCACGTCTTTCAGTATTTCAGCCTTGGTCATCTTGGTAACTTCGAGGAACATACTCGCTCCGGTAAGGTCGGATATCTTCACGAACTCCTCACCTGTTAACGGCTTCCTCGTGTACTCGATCCCGTCAAATTCTCTTATAGCATTCAGCCCGATGGCAAGCCCTTCGATATAGGATGCTCTGTCATCGTAGTACATCATAGTTGCATTTGTCATACTCATCATTCCTCCTCCAGTTCGTCTATTATCTCTCCGTCTCTGATGTGTTCCATCTTGTCCACCAGTTCGACGTATTTGGCAGCGTCCTCAAACATAATCCCGCCCCTCTCTACGGTTCTTTTAAGGCAGAAAATAATCAGGTTCAGATCTCTCCTATTCGCCTTCAGTTCGTAGCGTTCGTGGTTCGATACAGTCCCGATCAGTCGTCTTCCTTCCATGTCAGCACCTCCATCCTAACCTGATGCATATCCAATTGATGTCATTTACAGTCATATCGATGAACTCCTCGCCCTCTGCCCTTACGAATACCGCAGGGCCGACTATCATGTCATCGATTCGCTCCACATAGAAGTTCGGAGGCAGATTGAGGAATTTGCCCTCCTCATTGCATACGATATAAATATCATCGTCGAGGTATACGGTCTCAATGTTACCGCCGACCATCTTCTGCAATGTCTCCAGATCGTTATCGATGTCCCTTTCTTTCGGAGGGAATCCAGGAAGCTTATATAATACCTTCATCTGTTGCCTCCCTTCTTCGTCCACTTCAGTTCCAACACGGCCAGACCGATTCCGACCACTAACATAGGCAGCCATAACCACCAAGATTTGATTGCTCCAGCTACTAAAAGATCCAACATCACTCATTCCTCCTTGAATAACTCTTCTTCATCAACTTTCAAATATCTCGCAAGCGTCTCCATCTCAAGCGGTGAGACTTTCGTTCGTCCGTGTCTCTTGTTGTAAGCTACCTGCGGAGACACCTTCAGACACACGGCGAGATCCGCATCGCTCCATTCCAGTTCCTTCAGTTTCTCTTCTAAACGTGGATACATTGGCCCTCCTTCCTAAATAGTAGTCATCGCAAGCCCTTGACTTCTCGCTGACTCTTCTCTTACCGCATACGACCCATTTCTTACGGCCATCTGTAGGCTTCTGGAAGAATGGACATTCGCCACACTTCGCACCGCATCCAGCTTCTTCAAATAGGTCTGCTATGGTCATCTCATCTTCTTCGACTACGATCTCCTTGTAGGTGATTGCCCCCTTATATAAGCCGTAGATCTGAAGCGTTGGGTCGACGAGTCCCTTCATGGAGTCATTAACCAGCTTGTCAAACTCTTCGCTTGAATCCGCCTCGATGAATATGGTTCTGATTGATCTTGTAATCTTCATATTTGCCTCCTAAACGAAAAAGACGCCAACCACTTGTTAGTGATTGACGTCTGTATCGTATCATATTCTGTTGTCCCCTGCCCCGCTTTCGTAGGGCTTCAACTATCCTCCCTTTTATGATTTTAGGAATAGTTTAAGGACTTTTTTAATGGATGCCCATCGGCACCCTCTCGTATTCAGATATCAATCACTATAAATAATATATCACTCCGTTTGCAGGATTGCAAGTATTATTTTGCAATTTCGCAAAGTTCTGATATAATGGTCTCGGAGGTGATTGAAATGGCAAGATGTGAAAGATGCGGAGGCTCGTTCCTGACCCGCTTTAAGATTAAATTGAAGGACGCGTATATCTGCAGTAAATGTGCGCAGGAGTTAGGATTCCCGAAAGACTTTTATCAGACATCGAGGTTCTATTCCTGGGACGAGATTAAGGACGGCAAGGATGCGTACCTGAAGAAAATCGATAAAAAGAATAACGCTACCCTCTTCACCGTTTCGGTTTCAGGTGCTGGGTATCGGGATCTGAACGCTACGGATGAAGAGCAGATGATATTCGACCGTGTTGTGGAGTTGTTCGAAGAGAACGGACGCGATACAGACGAGCTGGAGCTGGTACGGAAATCTCCCAACTATGTCACTATCTTATACGGTGAATGGGATCTCGTTCGCGTCAAGTTCACGGACGAGGCTCGGTGGCTACTGTTCCCGACCGTAGACCGCTCCGATGCGAGGATATACATCGAAGATCCTGGAGACATAAACGAATACATTGATAAATTAGGAGATTCTCTCGCCCATATAGACAAATACTCAACCAAGCAATAAAACACGCTGAAATCGTCGATTTAAGCCCCAAAAACGCAAAAGAGCCCGAGGCATTACGCTTCGGGTTTCTTCTGCTTCACATATATAGTCAAGGAGAGCCATATACGGCCCATTCCGAGCCGTCTTACTTCTCCAAGGCTTTGATTCTTGCCTCGTGTCCTGCCAGTTCCTGCTGGATCTTGTCGATGTCCTTGCCGTGGGAGTCGAGTCTTCCCTTCAGTTCGGAGATGGTCTCTTTTAAGGAATTGACCGAGGCCGTCAGGATCGTTATGGATGTATTCAATTTCATCAGCGGAGTGACTACCGCGATCATCGTTACGATGAATCCAAGAACCGTTACTATTACCTGATCATTCATCTCGTTAACTCCTTATATTTCTTCAAAGATGCTTTACCAAACTCGCCGTCGATTTTCAGGCCGTATTTCTTCTGGAACCGCTTCACGGCCTTAACCATCGCGGTCGAATAAGCGCGGTTCATGTACTTCCCTTTATAGAAGCCCTGTTTTTTAAGCCATCTCTTAAGATTCAGGACGCCATATCCGAAGTCGCCCTTTTTGTAGTAGCCTCTTTCGTGCAGTACGATCTCACCCGCCATGATCTCGTTAGCCTTGTCTGCTATGTGGTTGAATTTCTTCCCGAGATACGTTCCGGGGCAAGTCGTATTTGCTACCCAGCGATGCATACAGAGATTGCCGGAAAGGTCGCCAGTATAAACTACATTGCCCCATCCGTTTCGCTTGAAGATGTCCACGACTAACTCGATGCAAGCGTCAAGGGTATCGTCTGATATGGTCCAGCCATTCGCTGAATTGTTAGCGCACTCGATTGAGATCCCGCGCTGGTTCCATCTTTTGGAGCCCTGAGCATATGCGCCGTATCTTTCCTCGACGTACTGGCACACGTCCCCTTTTACTCCTATTCCGTAGTTTGAGGAGACCCCTGCGCCCTTGAAGAATTCACCGCATCTCTTACCGGTCCAGCCAACTGCTACCATATGATGAACGAACACCTTGTCTGCTCTATAAGGGGAACGGATGTAGTAGTTATTATTCCAGACCGCACTCTTCGCGTTTTTACTGTCCCTCTTCCTCATCATCGGCCTCCTCTCCTAAATAGTCCCCTATCTCGTCGGGTAATTTAAGATGCTGCTTAAATGCCTGATGAAGCCCGACGGATGCGAGGCCCGAAAGCATTCCATACACGATGCTTTCAAAAGAAAAGCCGTTCGCGATCACTCCCGCAACGGCTCCGATTATAGCTAATATGGTAGGTATCCATTTGTCATCGGTAGGCATCCAGCGTTTGAGGATGTAGCCGATGCAAAGGCAGAATACTACTACAATGGGGATAAATAACTTTTCAAATTCAAACTCCATATTACTCCCTCCTTATTTCCATCTTGCGTTAACGTATAAAGTCCATGTTATCGTCTGCGTAGAACCTGCTTGATGCGAGACCACAGGCCCATGTGCGATCCCACTCCAGTAGTCCGTTCTGCCGTAGTCGTATGTTACGATGCATCCACCGCTGCCGATTCTCTGACCTGTAGCGATAGTTCTTGGCTCGGTAATGGTAAACGGATAAGCGGTCACAGAAGATGATCCGATTACGAATGAGTTAGTAGCGTAAGCCGATACGCTCTGCGAGAACCATCCCCAAAGTTCAACTCTTCCGTCGCTCCATTTGATATATCTCCAGTTTCCGCTTGTCCCCGTCTCCACGACGTGTACTCTGTTCTTAAGCGATTCTCCATCAAGGTCTATATCCGTACCGCTACCCATAATCAGATCCCCCGTCATCGTTGACCCAGCTAATAACACATAAGGGAGGTTAGTCGGCCCTGATGATTCCGAACTATTCCCGCCTATGACGTCAGCGAGAGACGTCCTGATCGAGCCGAGTTCCAGCTCCTGATATCTTTCGTCGAGGACATCGTATGTGGCCTTGACGATTTTGAATATCTGATTGACTCCATACTTCGGGAAGAAGACCCGAATCGAATCGCATAACTTACACTTGTAGAGCGGTTCGAACTGCTTATATTCGTCCGTGTCTCTTAAGTTCAGGAAGTTGACTGTTAAGGACTGAGCAGGAATCCATACCTGATTAGCCTGCATCATGCTTCTCGCCTTCTGAACTAATTGAGCCCCAGTCGGTTCCGTTTCGAACTTGTCCGACAAGTCGAGAGGGATACAGATTCTCCTGTCAGCAAATCGGGTTATATACTCGTCATAAGCATCGACCCAGCCACCGTTAACGATCTTCTCTACTCCATTTTCATCTTGCCCCTTCCAATAGGCATATACTGCTGTATATACGTTTGAAGCATCGGTCTCGTCATTATAATCAAGCAGATTTACTCCATACTTGATAGTGAAATCCTTCAGTGATCCTCTTGAATCCCAAAGATGAACCGTGAACTTATCCCACTCATACTCGCCTCCGTATGCATCCAGTACCGAACCTTCTACCCCGCCGAGTATCTGCCTTGCGCTTTTGACTGTTCCATTGAATGCGCTCGCATATCCCTCCGACGCCTTATCGGTCCTATACTGGAAATCGTTAGGGGGCAATGTCCACATACTTAGTCTTTGGAACGCATAAGCAAGGCTGTTAACGGTCGCGCTCGTATTGACGTAGACTATTCCGTTTAGCCTGTAAGAGGTATGTACTGCATGAAATGACACGATGCCGTTTAATGGCTTGGAGTATGAGACAATGTCAAAAGGTTGAACATCGTCTGACTCGTCATGTTCAACCGCTATGATCCTGCCCACCTTGATATCGCTGAAATGAGATCCATCCACGGGATATTCGAAGTCACATTCATATATCCCGTTTCTCTCTTCTGTAACAACACAAGACAGGCAATCCCTCAATCTGCAGATGCCGTTTGAAGTGAAGGCCGTTTCTGTTGGTTCGTATAAAATTGGAATCATATTATCCACCACCTCGGGATTATTCCTACCTTGGTGTAGGTGTCATCCATCACGATCTGATTCTCGCCTGGACTCAATACGGGTAAATCGCTCGGGATCTCGATGTTGTTATTTATCAGAATAATCTCACCATCCTCGATCTTATATGCTTCTCCTATCTCACAGTCGAGATACAGAGGAAACCCGAGCGGGAGATATGTGGAGTCGACTGTTGCTGCAAGCATAACGACTGAGTTGCTTAATATGTTCATGGCAGTTAAAGTCGCAGACGGAATGTTTGAGGTCAGCTTTAATAGAAATTGCTTATCCGCAGGTTCATAATCAAACTTGACTCTATACTGGAACGAATATTGTACGGAGTTCACGTAGAAACTCGCGGTGATGGTTTTGCTCAATGACGAAAGTGTCCCCGCGCTGAATGTAAAGTTCTCCGCAGCCGCGTTGAGATAGAGCGTCCGTCCTGAATTATCTGCTTGAAAGTTTAACCTACTAAACGAAAAATCACCTGCACTGGCGGACACACTAAGGTTTTCCGCCTGGCCACCGTAGACCCTAAACGAAAGGCTCATGGTAAAACCTCCATGAGAGATGGCGTCCCCGCTATAGTACTCCTCTGTAACGAACGGCTGGGGAAAAGATGCGCTCGAGCTACTTGAAGAGCTGCTCTTTGATTCTGCCAGCGTAATCACTCCAGGTGAATCGTTATGGAGTTCAATCGTCGACCCGTTCACCTCAAGCGTTCCGTATCCCGTGAGCTCCAGTAAGGGCTGAGAATCGAACGGAGTCGGGTTATTAATCACTCCGCTCTCAGTTAGTTCGGTCCTCTGTTCACCGCTCTTCAGGAATCTCTGTGGCTTACAGTTAAAGACGAGATTGAATTCCCCTGCCTTTCCGTACTGGACCGGAGATACCTCAAGACCTGACTTATAGATCCCCATTCGATACTCGTCGAGATGGTAGTCGTCTTCGAGCCTATAGTAGCCCTTCTTGCTTGCCAATGCGTTACGGAAGGCGCTCAGCTTCGAAGCGAACTCTTCTTGGCTTACTTCTCCCATTCCCGCAGGATATGAGACTTCTATATTGTTGAATCGTCCATGGTCCAGAGCGTACTCACCATTACGCCCTGGGACCTGGATCATCTCGACATCTCTTTCAGGCGCATTATATACGGACTCGCCCGTGATATGCACCCCATAATCGAGGCTGTCTTCACCGTCAAATTTTAAACTCTTAAATAATGCCATAAGTTACCCCCAAGCATTTCGTTTTCTTAATACAGAATTGACCAGCTTTCTTTCAACTGCAGATGCGAGCTCATTCACATCCATTCCATCAGAGCCGTAGACATTGATTACGATTCCATTCGGCTGCATCCAGTCTTTGAGTTTCTCGATAGGAAGAACCGCCTCGGGACCGGCCTCACCAACGCCTATAAGGGAAGGACTGTCGAAAATACCGCCCTTCTTATACCATTCGATGTCGAATGACGGAGCCTTACCTGCTCCACCGATACCCCAGGGAGCCTTACCTCCGTCGACTTTGAAGTGAGGGAGTTTGAAGTGCGGAAGCTCTAATTTGAGGCCCGAGAAAATAGTCTTGATCTTGTCGATAATCGTCTTGATCTTATCCTTAGCGGTCTCGATCGGGCCTGTTATCTTGTCTTTAATCGCATCAAATTTGGCCTTTACAGAATCCTTCAGAGCATCGATTTTGCTCTTAACAGACTCCTTCATCGCCTCGATCTTGCCCTTAACGGATTCCTTAGCAGTCTCGATTGTGTTTGACGCCTTCGTCTTGATAGCATCCCACTTCGTAGCAAGAGATGTCTTTAATGCTTCGACTTTGGTTGATACTGCGGTCTTTAGAGCCTCCCATTTCGTGGAGACTGCAGTCTTGATGTTTTCTACTGTAGTCGATACGCTGGTCTTGATATTATTCCATGCCGTAGTGACCGCCGTCTTGATTGCGGTAACGGTATTTGAGACAGATGTCTTCAGAGTATTCCATGCCGTAGTTACTGCGGTCTTGATATTAGTCATCAAGGTCGAGACGCTTGTCTTCAGCTCCTGCCATTTCTTAACCACCCAATCTTTGACCTCTTTCGCCTTCGCTTTGATTGTGTCCCAATTCTTATAGACAAGAACTCCTGCGGCAACAAGCGCAGCCAGTATTGCGATAACTATCCCAACAGGACCCGAAAGCCCTGCAAGTAAGGGTCCTAACTTCGCCCCGACGCTCATGATCGCGCTGATGCCTGTGGCTACCTTGCCGAGCACTATCAGAAGAGGAGCAATGCCAGCGACTACTCCCGCGATGACTCCTATGATGGCTAACACTTCAGGATCTAACTTCGTAAGCCATCCCGCTATCTTCTCGACCCATCCGACTACCTTCTCGAGTGCCGGAGCGAGATATCCTGCGAGCTTTGTCCCGATCTGCTGAAGCGTAGCCCCTGCAATCAACTTGATACTATCTATTGAATCATTGAACTCGTTAGCCTTATCAAGAGACTCCTGGTCAATGATAGAGAGTCCCGTCTCGTCGTAGATCTTCGCTACCTGCTCATAGGTCTTGCCCCCGTCAGCTATAAGAGAATTGAGCTCCGTGGCATTCTTCCCGAATATCTGCATAGCGATGGCATCTCGTTCGGTTGGGTTCTCCATCTTGCCGAGTGCCTCTATAGCATCGTCAAATACCTCACCTGCATCCCTCAGCTCGCCATTCGAATCGGTGACTGATATTCCAAGCTTATCAAATGCCTCTGTAGCGTTCTTCGAGCCGTTCTGCGCCTGATACATAGATTTTTTAAGCTTGGTATGGGATTTAGTCATCGTCTCGACAGACACGTCCACAAGGTCAGCAGCCGCCTTATACTTCTGCAGATCGCCTGTAGAGATTCCCGTCTGCTTTGACAAGGTATTCAGATCGTCGGCGGCAGCTCCTGCTTTATAAGCCATGCCAGCGAGAGCCACATCGACCGCACCTGCTGCAGCCGATACCGGAGCGAATGCCTGACCTGCAGATGTCAGCTTGTCTCCGAGGCCCTTCATCGCTGCAGAAGCCTTCTCGAGTTTTGATGGATCCAACGCTCTTATCTGCTTGTTGTATTCCTTCTGCTTCGATTCGGCTCTTATGATCTCCCTCTCCAGTTCGCGGTATTCGGCTGATGTCTCATCGATACCGTTCTCCTTCATCTCTTCGAGGCCCTTCCTGAGCTCCTTCACTCGTTCTTCGGACTTCTGTGATGCTTGCCTGAGAACTTCCATCTTCTGAGCCGTGAGATTAACGTCACCAGGGTTGAACTTTAAAGAGTTGTTGATATATCCCAACTCCTTGTCAAACGCGCTGGATTCCTTCCTTACATCGCTTATGGCCTTTGATAGATTGGTAGTATTTCCATTGAATTCTATGGTGATTCCTTTTACAGTACCCGCCATTTTTATCCTCCAAAAAACGCGTTTATATCGGCTTGGGTAGCCTTAACGCGCTTAGGTCTTTCGTCTTTCTCGTTTCTGTTATTGTATTCTATTACGAAGTCGACTATCTGCCCGAGAGTCATCCTCCGTATATCGGTCATGGTCAGCCCTCTCTCCAATGCCGAGAGCGTGATCATTTCGAGGTTGATTTTTTCGTCGCCCCCACCTCGCTGAGGCTTTTTAGGTTTTTTGTTGAGATGAAGCCCTCCAGCACTAAGTTCCATACCTTCGGCACGATCACGTCAAGAGGGAAACTCTCGAACTGTCTTATCCACTTCCGAGGCTCGTCGATTTCGTCGTCGGCACATTTAGCCATCGCCCAAACGATATTAATGATGTCCACGGACTGAAGGCTTGTGAGTTCTATAAGAGCCTCTTCCACAGTATCGGAATTAAGGCCCATAATCACCTCTGTGACAGGCTTTCCGCTTTCGGCTGAGATTTCCTTCAATGCCTTCATAACTGCGCTTATAATGGGCATTATGTCGGGAACGATATCATGCCCAAACTGATCGCGGTACTCATAGAGCCATCCCGCATTATTCGAGAGGGTCAGCTCACAGTCCTTATATAACTTGATTGTCTTCTTCATGTCTTGCTCTCCTTTAAAACAAAAAGGGGAAGGTCTCCCCTCCCCTCGTCTTGGTTACTCTCAAAATGCAGGAGCTGTCGGTGCGGTGAATAATGTGCTATAACCAGCGTCGCCAGGCTTATATGTAGCCATAGTTACTCCGGTTGTATTGTCACCTGTTGCGGTTACTGCGATAGTAGCAGTCTGAGGCTCCTTGGATTCCTCGATAGTAGCGTATTCTCTTGAGATAGCTCCGAGAGTGCAGTTATAGAGAATGACTCTTCTGGACTCTGTATCTCCTTCGACCTGGAAGGCGATATATACGTTCGGCTTGGTTGCTCCCTTTACGAGTGCAAGGCCACCGTCTGAAAGTGCTCTGTATCCCAGGAACTGAGTCTTGAACTCATCGTCAAACATCGCTACCTCAAGATCTCCCTCGATAGTACCGCCGGAGTATCCGCTCCAGTATGCGATGTTATCAGCGTAGAAGGTGTTCTGCTCACTCTGTTCTTCAGGAGAGAATGAGACGGCTCCCTTCTGATGGTAAGGAGTGCCAAGGGTAACAGTTCCGTTCTCGTCGACGTATGTGCCGATGTGGAGCTGAGAGATACCAAATAAAACTTTATTAGCCATATTACTTGCTCCTTTTTATACGTAGTAATAGATTAAAAAAAGCCCTTCATCTTCAATGTAGATGTCTTCGGACTTCGAGAAGATATATCCGTCTGCCAGCAGCGTTTCCTCCACGGCATTCTCCAGCGTTTCGTCTTTCTGCTTGAAGTAGAGTTCTAACTGATAGTTGTTCTCTCTCCAATGAAGCGTGTTATCTGCCTTAAAGTTATCCTGACCGTTCCCGATATAAACGAGATACGGCGGTTCAACTGGCTTCTGAAAGTGCGAATACGCGACGGGTATATTGAGTTTTTGTAATGTTTCTGTGATAGTCATAGATCTTTCTCCAGTTTATTGACAAGATCGGTCACGGCTTTCGCTTCAGCCGGAGCGATGTGCTTATGAGGAACGGAACGGCCATAAGTCCCGTACTGGTTCTTGATGACGTGGCTATTCTCCAGCAAATGGGTCAGCCCTGGGAGCCTGGCATTGTGTACCGTGAACGATACCGTGTTAAGTGCCTCTTTGATGGTCTTGACCGTCCAGCCGTTAGCGTATCCGTTCGGGCCTTTAGGAGAAGTCGCTTTCAGATCCTTCACGGTATCCTGCGCTGCCTTCCTCATATCCTTGCGGATCGTTTCCCTTTCGTCATCTACGAACTCCTCGAGGATCTTGTTCAGTTGTTCCTCAATACTCGCCATCTCGATGCTCCTGACATATAAGCGATATGCCGTCCCTCTGAGCGTTCCAGTCCGTCCTTATAATGTCGAACATCTTCCCTTCGAACTCGACCAGGGTTTCCCCTTCATAGTCGGCTCTGTTCGACAGATACAAAGTGACGGACGGATGAAGGCCAGCCTGTGCAGCGTTATAGAATTCAGCGTTATAGATTCCTCTTGGCTGAACGTATACGGTCCTTTTCTCGTACTCGATCACCTCATTCAAGTACGCATCATAGGTCCTCGTCCCGTTCTTGTATAAAGTCGCTACAGAATCATACATTGCTATCACTCCTATAGTTCGTCGCTATCTTAAGCTGAGCCTTCTGCTCGTCGTATGCCTTCTTGAGCTTGTCATAATCTTCAGGGAGGCCGAAGGACATCTTGCAGTATGTGATTATGGCCTTGCCGATTAAAGCGTCCACGTCGCTTGTTTCGACCCCAGAGAGGCCGAGATCCAGCTTGGCAGCTTCTATCAGATCGGTCAGCTCGTCATCGAATGCACTTGTGGAGACCCTTAAGGCCGTCTTGACTTTTTCTAACATTTCAAAAACCTCCAGAGGCGATCATTAGCAGACCGCCTCTATCTTCTCAATGATTGTCGATTTAGTTTGCTTCGAGGAGACTCCTTCGACTCCGTTCTCGCTTGCATAGTTAAGAAGCTGAGCCTTCGTCATTGAAGTCAAATCGACCGCTTTCTCCTCTGTTGTTATTCCCCCAGGATTCTTGCGAACATCTTAGGACCTACAACGGCGATAGCTGCGTAGAGTCTGCCGACGATCTTAACGAGATCCTTCTCAGCAAGGGACAGATCATCGAACTTGAATGTGATGCCCTCGCCTTCAGGGAGGTTAGCCTGTACTCCGGACAGGTCGCCAACGATAGCACCGGTCACGCCGTCCTTCTTGATTACGGTCATGCCCTGGAACGGATCGTATGCGTAGCTGGCCTGAAGAGCTGCCTTCTTAACGGCTGCGATAGTTGCACCGGAACCGATAAGAACGATGTCTCTTGCTCCGTCGCCGAGTGCTGCCATTGCGTCGATGATGGTTGCAGCGGAAACTGCGCCGGAGATCTGAGCTACTCCTACTGCGGTTGCGCTGGATGCTGCGGGTGCGTTCTCGATAGCATCTACTACGAGGTCGGCTGCCTTCTGGATGATCTTATATGTAAGCTCATCGTAGATGTAGGTCAGGAACTCTTCGGAACCGAGTGCGAGAACTTCATCAGATACGGTGATCCACTTCTTGATGTTGGCGGGTACCATGTTAACGATACCAAGTACCAGAACTTCCTCAGCGGGAGCGTTTGCGCCCTCTGTGTGAACTACTGCATCAGTAGCGGAAATCTCAAAACCTACTTTAAGGTTTCCAGGTACGAATGTCTTGGAAACTCTGGAGAAGATCTCGTCGTTCTCCCAAGCCTGTCTTACTCTGCTCTCAACGAGTTCAGGAACGGGAACGGTGCCACCGGTTACGTTCTCTGTAAGGAGAGCTCTGCACTCTGCGTCTTTTCCGGTCTTAACGTACTTAGCGAATGCGTCGATATACTCTTTGGTATTTCTTACTTCCATCTTTGACTCCTTATTGTCTACGGGTTTTCCTGCGCCACGGGCCACTTCTTCCATAGCCTTGCGCTGTTCTTCTGCTTCTTTTAAGAGTGAAGCCTTTCTCTCTTCGATTTCGGTCATCTCTTTGGAAAGAGTCTCGAGGGTTTCTTCGTCGGCCTCGTCGATGAGTGCCTTGATCTCGATTGCCCTTTCTTCAAGCTGCTCGATGTTCATTTCTTTAATTTCCATTAGATACCTCCTCGGCTCTTTTCTTGAGTTCTTCCCTCATACGTTCAAGTTTCTCCTGCTGAAGTCGCTCCGCTTCAACTTTCTCCATCTCTCCGTGGAAATAGTCTCGCATAGATACTCCTATATCCGTTCCAGGGTTGGCGGGAAATGCGACCGCCGATATGTCAAAGACCTTCTTAACGCGGTCGATTACTCGAGTATTAGACTCGCGCTCGAAATGGTCTTCAGCAACTGTGAAAGCGAAGGACATCTGTGAGTAGTTGCCCACCCTGATGTCTTCTGCTACCTGTCTCGCTGATTCGGTTCTTGATAAGTCGGTTCTTGTAAGAAGGCCGTGATCATCAATTGAAAGCGAAACGGTATTGTTTTTCGTCCTGGCATATACTCGGCCAGTATGATCTAATAAAAAAACGACGTCAGTCATATCTGCGTCGTCGAATGCGTGACGGTCAATTCTTTCGTTGAACACCGTCCCGTCATAGTCTTCAAAGAGCGGATACTGTTCGAAGGTCGATGCGTATCCCTCCACTATGTAGTTGTTTTCTTCGTCTGCCCTGGTCTCTATATTGAAAGACCTGTATTCTCTGTCATTCCTGATTGGCATCTTCTTCCTCCTGTGGTTCTGTTGGTTCGTCTCCATTCGGATCTGTAAGAGTTCCCGTGTCCTTATACTCGCCTCTGATCGGTGCTACCTGGCCAGCTCCATCGGGTAACGGAGGGAAGTTGAAGAGGTCACGGATCTCATCGATCAGGATCGCTCCTCTGTCACCGAGTTCCTTAGCCATCTGTACCTTCTGAGTTACTGACATATACTGGAGTCTGTTAGCATTGGCGATCAGATAGGACCCCTGCGCTCTTTCGCGCTCGGAGAATAACATCTTCGTCACGACCTCCGAGAACTGGATCGCGAACGGCTCGATAGCTCCGTCAAAGAATGCCTCCAGCTCCTCGCCTTTTGCTTTGTTCTGCAGAACGGCCTCATTAACTCCGAAGTAGTTGTATACGTTCTCCCTGATCTGCGCCATCTGTTCAGCGTCTACTGTGTAGGGCCTGACGTCGATCTGTTTAATATCCTTGTAAGTGTTCGGGAATAACAGGAAGCCACCCGCTTCGGATTCGGCTGAAAGGTTCTCTTTGACGAATCGTTTCCGCTCCTTCTCGAGATCCTCGTCATTACTGAAGTTTGCAAGCTGAGCCATAAAGCGGAATGTGGCCGAGTTCCTGACCGCTTCGCCTATGCCTTCATTCTGCAAGTGAATGAGCTGCATGGTCTCCTTTAGCGGTCTGTTGGTATCGCCGAAGAAATCATTCTTATACTGATGCTTTGTCAGTATAGCGCACTTCCTGGCTTCTACCGCTGCGAACTGGCCCATGCCGAACTGATATCTCAGCCAAAGCTCATCCTTATACTCCACGAGCTCACATAAGGTCGGGAGAACCGGATATATTCCCGTGATGATCATCCTGTCATCGAATACCGGAACGATGAAGGCCGTATTATTTACATCTAAAATGGTTGAAGTCCTGTATAAGAATTGGCTCCAGGTCTGCCATTGATTTGGCCCCTGTTTCAGTTTGGTCTGAAGTGAAGGATTTGCCGTTCCCATTGTCTCGACTTTCAGCTTGGAGATGTGCCTCGCCCTGGCATCAATTGACGCGCGGACTATCTCACTCTCATATATGGCTCCTCCCCAACTTGTAAAAGTTGGCTGATATGCCGTGAGAGTCTGAAAGAACTTGCCTGCAGCTTCTGCCCTGTCGGACTTCTTGGCCTTGTCCGGTCTGAATATCTTCTCAAGTAAAGACATCTTTAGTCCTTTCTATTAGTTAGTTGCCCTCCGATCTCGGAGTAATACTTTTGACGGACCGTCATTGCATCTAATAACGCAGCCGTTCCGTCTATCCTTGCGGTTTGATTTATTTTGACAAGCCTTCCTCTGCCTCGCTCTACATTCAGCTTGACCGCCGAATTAAGTAGGTGAAGCTTCAGAAGGTCGTTATCACCTATGTTTATTTTATGGTCTTTTAAGAGGCCCTCCGTCTCCTGAATGACCGGATGCAGGTTGTCTCCCTGATACACGTCATCGAGATGGAAGCCGTAAGACTTCATATCCTGCACGAGATATTGAGCCGAGTAACGGTCATATCCAATCTTTAAGGGGTATATCTTATACTTTTCGACTAATTCCCTATACCATGCGAAACAGTCGTTGTAATCGACGAAATTGTCCCCAGACGGGGTAAGGAAACCACGACGGATATATATATCGTATGGCGCCCCGTCTCGTGCTATGGCTTCGTCGATGCGTTCGGCTGGCATAAAGAACTTAGCGAATACGTTCAGGACCCCATCGCGCTCGATCACCGCAGTACAGGCCGTCAAGTCCGTAGTCTGCGATAAATCGAATCCACCGACGCAGTAACACTCTCGGAAGTCCTCTAAATGAAGAGGCTCACCGCTTGCCTTCTCTACTACCTGAGCATCCAGCCACGCGAGGGAACTGTTCTGCTTCAGGTTCGCATATTTCGTGATAAACTCGGCCTTCTTTGAGAGCGATCCTTCTGCTATTGCTATCTCTTCAAGCATATAGTCGACGGATACCGAGACACCTAAGTTCGGGTTACTCTTCCTCAGTTCGTTGATGTCGTTCCACTTCTCGATGTCGTCGATCATGTAGAGGAACGGGAGGAGCTTCTTTTCTTTTGAGTCTCCTTTTAAGAACCTTGTGGATCTCTTCAGGAGCTCGTCATATATCGAGTCATTAACATATCCGGACGTTGAGCAGCTAAGAAGGATACCTTCAGGTCTCGCTCCCATTCCAGACTTCATGACCTCGTATTGCTTCAGGCCCTTGTCTCCCTCCCAACTCGCGATTTCATCACATATGCATAAGCTCGGATTAAATCCGTCGGACTTCTTGGCGCTAAAGGCTATCTTTTTGACCGTACCGTTATTGGAAGGGAGATAAAGGTCTGACTGTCTGTGCCGTGGCATATTCTCTACGAATCGCTTGGCACTCGCTCCGTTTGCGACTCTTGTCTTCCTCAGCTCGTCAAGTTCTCTTTCGGCCTCCTTGTATTCCGGATCAAGTATGGTCATCTGCCATATGTTGGAGTATATGATCTCAGCCTGGTCTAATTTAGGAGCCAGCGTGTAGATCTTCGCGCCGTATCCTCCGTCGAGCATCCATTCATAACGCGCAATAGCTGCAGCAAGGAGTGATTTGCCGTTCTTCCTGGCTACAATCAGCACGATTTCTTGGAACTGTCTCAGCCCGTTCTCATCTACAAGCCCGAATATGCACGAGACCAGAGCCTTCTGCCACAGTTCCAATTTAAACGGGCCAGGCGCGAGCGGTCCCTCTGTGTGAAAGCAATGACTTTCTATCCACTCTATCGCCTGATTCGCCTTTTTAATGTCAAAATAAAAGGACTTATCTTCTAAGCCCTTCACAATATACTCATATATCAACTGGATCCATTTGCCGGTCTCGATAACTCCGTGCTTGATCTGCTGATAATAGTCTAAAATGTAATTAGTCACATAGTTCTCTCCTTAACTCTGGGCTGATTTGGTTAAATATGTATTTCTAAAGTGCTCCCCCCCGGTCCCGTAGGCTATCCGTAAAAATAGACCCAAGGGGGTCTCGTTGGGGATTATTTTATGATGATCTCGCCGTTCGCTCCGATGACATAACGTCTGTGGCGATTGTGTTCCTCAGCGTGACACTTACGGCAGACGAGCCGAAGGTTATCGAAGTTAAGAGATACGCGCGGGTCGTTGATGTTCTGCGGAGTGAGCTCGATGATATGGTGAACGATTTCGCCTGGAGTGTATAAGCCTTTCCTGGCACAGGTCTCACAGATATATCCCTGGCTCTTTGCGTAGGATTCTCTGCACTTCTTCCATGCCTGGGACTTATAGAATGTCTTGGCGAACTCCTTCATGTATTACTCCTCTTCCTCCACCGCAGGAGCATCCTTCTCATTTACTGACTTAAAGTTTCCTTTATCCTAATGCTCCGCATAAATTACGGAAGTATAGTGCGTGTCCGTCAACCGTTGGATGCAAATGGTCTGCCTGCATTGCTAATGACCATGAAGAGTTCCAATCTGCTCTATTTTCAGTAAATCCAAGTAAACCGCCATTTACTACATTATATCCAAACTTTGTTGCAACTTCATATATAGCATTACGATAGTCATTGACTTCAGCAACTGCATTGGCAACAGCCATCGTTTCGGGCAATGGACTTATAAATATAACTTCAGCATTTGGCAAGTTTGTCTTTAATGCAGTACAAATGCTATACATTGCCCCATAGAAAGTTGTATTTGATGTGTCACCATATGAGCCTAAAGGCTTGCCTTGGTTGTAGTCATTTACACCACCGCTAATAAGAACGATGTCCTTTTGCGTGGTATAGTTAGCAACCTTGTCACAGATGTTATTTGAAGACCCCTCTGTATGCGTAATGGTTGTACCGCTAACCGCTAAATTTGTTAAATCAATGCTGTATTTTGCCTTAAGAAGATTTATATAACTATTCTGTCCTACATCAATAAGATTAGGAGAACCAACCCCTGCTGTTATGCTATCACCAAAGGCAACCATTGTTTTGTTTGTTAAATCAATTGGCTTGTTTACAGAGTGTGGATATTTATTTTTGCGTTCGCCTGTTATCTCGCTTTTAAGTTTAAAATATACGAAACCATCTAAAGGCAAATTCACATGCATATAATATGCTTCATCGGGAATTATAATCTTGTTGCCCGAAATGGAAATGCTTGCAAGTCTTGTGTCATTTTCCTTATAAAAGTTACCATAAACCTGATAAGTTTGCCCCTTAAAGTAATAGTCATATTTATGGTCGATTACTATCTTAACAACTCTTGCCCCGTTTAGTTGCTGAATATTTCCCGAGTCATCTTCATAACGATATTTTGCAACAAGGTCTGTAATATCTGCCGACATTTCCGAATCATTTATAAAACTTGTATCGGGGCTTTGTTTTACAATGATCTTATTCGCACCCACATTTTGCGAAATGTTTATATTAACAAGCACATAATCAATAGCATTGTTAATTACATGGGGTTTTGATTGAACGTAATAAAACTGTGACGATGTTCCATCGGTATAAAATGCTCTACCAACATATGTTGATAATGACCACCCATTATCAGCCGTTGGCATTATAGCATAGGCGTTTCTTACGTCTTTAACATTTACTTTGTAAATATTATATGTGGAAAGTGGGTGTTCTGCTCCCGAATCATCGATATAATAACCTTGTTTATATAGTTCAAAATCTTCGGGATATTTAAACACTGTTTGCGGCAATACTTCACTATTGCGTATAATTGGTGCCTTATATATGGAATCGTCTAAATCACTCTTTAAGTCATTTATATCCTCGTCCACCTCTTCCTTGGTAGCGTAGTTAGTGAGGTCGACAACAGGAATCCCAAACTCCAGATTGTTATCCGTTGCGTTATATTCTGCAGTAGGATCTGAACCGCTTGGAAGCGCCACGGCTGAGGCGGTCATTGATTCGACTTTGGCATTGGATTCTCTTATCTCATTGACTAATAAGGTCAGCTCGGGAATGATCGTTCCCTGCATCCCGTCGACTGTTCCGTCGGGATGAGGATTCTTTTCGCCTATAAACATAAAGTTAGCGGTTCCAAGTAAGGTCGTTCCATTCGTGATCCTGACCTCTGCGGGGAACTTCCCATACTCGTCGGTCATGTCTTCGGTTGTTACGAAACTCACGACGTTATCCGTTACGGTTCCCGCAGCAGTAAATCCGAATCCGCTCGGCTTGGTAGCTACGATAGTTACAGTCGCTCCAGTAGGGATATCGAAGTCAACTACATTGATCCTGAATTCTCTTCCGACGTCGCCCTGACTGTATCTCAGGATCTGCGGAAAATCGCCTGGGACTATATTAACGTTAATACTCTGCATCTTACGTCCTCCAATTTATTCTCATAAATGCAAAAGCCCCGAGAGTCTCCCGAGGCTATGCATCTGCCATTAATTATTTCCAGAAAGGATGTGAGTAGACCGCACCCGGAATCGCACCAGGTAGAATCTCTTGCGGTCATGATGCCGGATCGCTCCGGCTTTGATGTTAATAGTGATTGAATCTTTTGAGCTAAGCTCTATCTTACTTATATCACATCAAAAAGGTATAGTTATATCCCAAAATGAAATTTTTTCTGTTTTTTTACTCACCTCCCCAGATCATATATAACACTCCTACGCCGAGAGCAAACACTATAAGGTCGCATAAGGTCAGTAATATCTTCATAATCAAAGTCATCTCATTCACCTCCCCGCGTTGGGATTCTTACTGTATTATCCTTGATAAGGTATCCGCTTCTGTACTTCCTGCCATTGAAGTAGTAAGTCTTTCCACGGCACCATCTTTCATATTCTTCTCTTATTATGAAATGAATCTCTTTGCCCTCAATTTTCACAATTCGTGGATTTCCATTCGCTCTATACTCTATGCCCTGCTCTCTTAAATGTTCCAAGAAATATCTCATCTCGATTTCGGCTTCTCTGGCGGTATCGCTTATGTTTAGATAGATTTCCATCATTCCGATCCTTTCATCTTCGCTCCACAGTTAGGGCAGAAGTTATTATCATTCATAAGGTATTGTTCTTCGTGACAAATTGAACACTCTATCGTTGAATCCGCTGGGAATAAATCATCAATGTGTTTTATCCAACGTCCCTCTTTCCGTTCCTCTACTGTGGGAATGGCTTTTATAATGTCCTTTGCCCTTTCGCCGAACGAACCGCTTAAGAGTTTACCGCTCTCTGCGAGCCTCATCACTTCATCTCTTGATATAAGTTCCATCACTCTTCCTCCGCTTCTAATTCTCGCATCATCCTTCTCCACTTGGCTCGATTGTTGGGTTCTTCCTTATGAGTCCATAGCCATTTAATGGCCTTCCAATAATATTTGATTTTGGTTTTACCTTTCCGTATTATGCTCATCGTCTGCTCCTTTCCGTCTGCTCAAATTCTTCAAGCATACTCCGTACAAACTCTCGGTCATCTGTCTTGAGCGACTTGATAAACTCCGCATATACGGAGTCTCTTTTTCCTGTGTCTTTTGCAATCAGCCTCAACTGTAGGCTCTGCTCTATCATCCTGATAGTCTCCACCACCGCTATTATCCATATTGCTGTT